GGCTGGCGGACGCCATCCGGGCGAAGTGCTCGGCGCTCGAAGTGATCAGCGAAGAGTACTGCGCATGCGGCAGGCGGCCCGCGGACTGCGACGGAACTCGTCGCGAGTGTCGAGGGCGAAGGGCTGAGCAATGACCGAAAACACGAAAAACCTAACCGACCGACAAGAAGACGCGCTTCTGTTCCTGCGCCTCTACATCGAGGAGCACGGATGGGCGCCTACGATGCGCGAGATGGCCGTGGGCATGGGCTTCAAGGAGCATTCGACGTTTGCTGTCAAAGGCCTTCTCGACGCCCTTGAGGCGAAGGGCCACATCAAGCGCAAGAAGGGTGCGGGGTCGTCTCGGGCGATCTCGCTGGTGAAGCGATGACGCATTTCACGTTTGATGCGGAGATGGTCTGCACGATGTGCGAGGAATCGGCGCGTGTGGTCGTGGTTTCCACGTTCGGCCCGAGTCCAACGAACAGAATCTCAAGCGTATCGTCCGATGAGTTGGAAGCGGCTGGCTGGCTGAACATGGCGACCGTTCATTGGTTCTGCCCCTCATGTCGAAAGGCCCATGTGAAGGGGGGCGGCAAGTGACCCCCTCAGCACGAGCCGGACGCCCCGTGGCCCAGAATCCCGGCTATAAGGAGGCTGTCGAGCGCTTGGTCCTCATTGGCCTTGCGTGGGGTCGCTCGCCCATGAACATCGCTAGGAAGGGCGCGAATGACCACGTCTTCCCTCATGCGACGGCATATGCTGAGGTGCTCAACGCGCTGAGTCGCCTGGAGGCTCGCGGGCTTGTCGCGGGCAGCAAGTGCCGGGGATATTGGGCGCTTACGGAAGAAGGAGAGAAGGTTGCCTAGGGAACTCATCGCCAGCACCCTGGCCGCGTTCGTGCTCTTCGGCGCCGTCGCGGTCCATTCGCAGGGCCCGGCAGACTGGGACGCGCTGGCCATCGCACGCCTTGCGGTCAACGAAGCCGGATTCGAGCCCACGGACGACATCGCCGGCATCTACGCCGTGGTTGCCCGTCGCGCTCGCCTCTCTGGCATCAGCATTGATTCGGCGGCGCGTATCCAGTCGCCTCGGGTCTACACGCGGAGGCGTTGTGAGGCCGGGGAGAGGTCGACGCGAGAGCGGCCGTGCAGGCGTCGACGTCTCTACGTGCCGTTCTTGCCGTTTGACGGCCACCGTCCCAGGCGCTGGCCCCGTCGAATGGAGTGGCCCCGGGATAAGTGGATGGCGTTGCTTGCGCGGGCTCAGCGGCTTGTGAGCGGCCAGGAGTCGCACGGATGCTCAGAGGAGCCGAGGTGGTGGGGCGGCCCCGTCGTCGATCGCGCGAGCATTGACAGAAACATCGCGAATGGTACATGGCATATCGTGGACTGCGGGCGCACGGAGAACGTGTTCTTGGCGCCTGGAAGGGGTGAGTGATGACCGAAGGCGAGAAGATGGTTTGGGCTGCGGCGTTTGTGGCCAGGCTGAACAGGTACCGAGACGAGCCGCCGCCTCCGAATACTAGCGCGGAGGAGAAAGGCGCTGAGGCATCGGACGCTGCGTGGGCGGCCGTCTACATTATGCGAAGGGCTCTCAGCGAAACCGATGAACAGTACCTTGGACGCCCTGACGCCTTCATCCTTCATCAGATGATGGTGAGCGGAGAGTCAGAATGACCATCAGCAAAGACGGCAAGTCGCTTCCGGAAATACTGGAAGATCGCGCAAGGGCCATGCGCGCGGAGCGGCCGTGGCCCGAGGCCTTCGACGCGTCGTGCGCGGAGTTTCAGGCCATCGAGGCCGAAGAGGAACTTGCGCAGGCGCATTCGGAGGCCACCGAGGCGACTCGCGGGGAACGCGAAATCGAGCGCGCCTCTTACGACTGGCTGACAATGGATATTTTCGACGCGAAGAAAAATATGTCAGAGGAAGATGCAATCGCTCACGCAAGGTCGCTCGTTGGCGACGACTTCGCCCACAACGTCACCGAACTGCCCCCCACGGGCCTCGGCTTCTACATTCGCGACCTGACGCGCTACTTCCGCGCCAAGTGGCCGCCCAAGAAGCTGGCCAAGTATTTGGCCGACCACGGCACCAAGCATGCCTACCTCTTGGCGTGCTGGCAGGACCACAAGGGCCACCGCGAGTTCAACGAGAAGCACGCGCCGGCATACGCCGAGGCCTTGGCCGCTGCGGGCATCCGCGTGGGCCTGTGGGGCTTTCCTCGCCCCGACATGCTCGGTGAGTACGTGGAATCGTTCGCTGAGCGTACCCAGGCGTGCGGCGGCGGCACGATGGACGGCGGCCCCATCTCGACGTGGCTGCATGACCCCGAGCTGCCCTGGAAGGTCAAGGGCGCCAAGCAACAGGCCCGAGGCCTCCGCGGCCAGGGCGAGGCCATCAAGGGCGACGGCATCATCGACTCGTTCGAGGAGCTTCAGGACGCCGCCGAAGACCTCACGTGGCTTGAGGGGCAGGCTCGGCAGTATGAGGGCGTTCCTGACGTCGGCTGGACGTCTTACGGCATGGCCAAATGGCACCGCATCCCGTATGCGGAGTTCCTGGCGCGCTTCGGATGGGGCTCACCTCAACTCTACTCGGTCAGCCCGGCACAGGTTCGCCAGGGGCTAGCTCAGTGGCGTGAGCTTGGGGCTCAGGCGTTGCTCCCCAGCGTACCCGTCTTCGGCAAGAACTCGGGCGCTCGCCTGACGCATCACCTCAACGCCTTCGTGCCGCAGTCGCGCGCGTTCGATGACGAGGGCTCGCCCGTCGAGATGCCGAAGATTGGCGGCGTCGTCGTCTGGTCGTTCCACACGTCGCAGATTCAGCACGGCGAGATGCGGCAGCTGCATGCGTTTGCGGAGAGGCAGGGGTGGGCGTGAGCAACGACAAGTTCAAGGAGTTAGAGGCTCGCGTTGAGGCCATGAGCGATGATGAAAAGGCCGATTTGCTTGCGAAAATCGGAATGGCCATCGGCGAGATCGACATGGCTGAGTCGCCTGACGAGGTGAAAAAGCCCGCAAGTGTCACCAAGCTGTTCGGGGGCGGGCGCCACCCAAGCGGCGCTCAGTACGCGAATCGGATTGACCGAATTTCCCGGTCTGTGCGCGCAAGCGAATGCACGGCGTTCATCTTCGTAGGCGTCATGGGCGATGGCGAGGTCGTGAGCGGCTCGTGCTGGATTCCCAACGAGGACTCCACGGGTCCCATGTATCCTGAAGCGGCTTCTCTATGCGCCACCGTGGCAAGTTCGGCCGCTGACGTGTTCGCCCAGGACGTCTGGCACACGGTTCACAAGAGCATCCGAGATGAGGAGGGCCTCAATGACTGACGTAGATTGGGTCTGGCCCCGCCGCTAGCCAGCGTGCTATACAGCGCCTGCGCAAGTGGGTGTGATTTGAAGGAGGAGAAGATGGAGAGGAGTTCTTTGGGAGATCGCATGAAGGCCTACGAGACGGCTTCAAGAAGCGTTCTGGTGCCACGGATGCCGGTCATCGTGCGAGTGGACGGCAAAGCGTTCCACACGTACACGCGCAGCCTATCAAGACCATGGTCGGAAGAGTTGATGCTCGTCATGGACACAACAGCGGCCCAGCTGTGCTCCGAAGTGGACGGGGCGATCGGCGCCTACGTTCAGAGCGACGAGATTTCGATACTCATCCATCCGTATCGTTCGTATGAGCAACAGCCGTGGTTCAGGGGGCAGATTCAGAAGGTGGTGAGCGTCACGGCATCCATAGCCTCGGCCACGTTCACGGCGTTCTCCCCAGACATCTTCGGCGAGGTGCGCCCGGCCTACTTCGACTCCCGCGCCTTTGTGCTCCCTGAAAAGGAGGTGTGCAACTACTTCATCTGGAGGCAACAGGACTGGGAGCGCAATAGCGTGCAGATGCTAGCCCGATCAATGTTCTCCCACAAATCATTACATGGCAAGGGGCGCCGGGATATCTTGCCCATGTGCCATGACGCGGGGCAGCCATGGGGAGACCTTCCCACATATCTGAAGCGTGGGCGATGTGTCGTCAGGGAGAAGTTCGAGCACGAAGACGGCACGACTCGCAATCGATGGGTGGTCGATCGGGAGATCCCAATCTTCAAGGAAGATCGTCGATTCTGGGAACGGCACTTCGAGTCGGAGGAATGATGGACAAGGCATATGAACTAGGAGAGGCGCATGGGCTGCTCGCGCGAACGTTTCCAGAGCTAACGTTCCGAGAGTTCACGCTTGAACTCAGGCGCCGTCGCTGGATTAGCGCGTCTGAAAAGTGGCCGTTCGCTCTGAGGCGTGGCGCGCAATACGGGTACGTCGTTGACCGCGGGAAAGTGCATGAGTGGTTTTTTGGTCAACCGTATACGCAACAACAGGCGCACCTCACCAGCAAGGGCCTACAGAAGTGCGCTGACATCTTCGGGGAGCTGACGTGAGACTAGACCCCATCATTGCCCTAGCCATCGCCTTCCTGATGGCCGCTATCCCCGAAATCGTGCGTCCGCCAGAAAAGTTCTTGCGCAAGTGCGCAGCATATGGCATCAAGGGTGGGCGCTGTTGGCGCGGAAGGAGTGAGCGATGAAGTCAGATATTACGGTAACGTCCCATTTGAACAACGAGTGGGAGCAAGGCGATGTTGTGATCGACGGGGACGACGACGTTTTCATTCGAGTCCGCTCGACGAGCGGCGTTGTAGGATGGGTGTGCCTTGCTTCTCCTCTAGGGTCATCGACCGTCGGGATTATGTCGCCAGATGACGAAACTACTTTCATTCAACCCGTGCGAAAGGTTGAAGATCCAGTCATCGTAGGGGCCGCCAAGTGACCCTGTCCCCCAAGCAAGCCCGCGTGCTCCTAGAGCTTTGCCGCCTGGCCGCACGCAGCCCTTCGTTCGAGCACCTGGCCCGTACGCCGGAGTTCGGCAAAATCTACGCCCTGGCCCGCGCCCTCGTTGAGAAGGGCGAAGCGGAAGGCGGCATAGGTCGCTCGGCGCTTCACCCGCCGCGTGCTCGCGCGAAGCCGGTCGGCGCGTTCTTCGGCATCGTTCCTGGCGGGTCGAGGAGCGATCGATGATGCGCCGATACGACTGCCGAACAGGAGTGGACAAGGGATACCTGAAGGTGTCCCATTGGATGGGCGGATGCGCCTCGGTCTCCCTTCACTCGGAGGGCAAGATTGAGAACATGTGCGTGATCGTCGCCAAGGAAGACATCCCCGACCTGATCGACACGCTGCGCGCCATCTCGTGCATGTGTGGCGTTGAGTGACAGGAAAGGCAAGGAAATGAACATCGAAGAGAAGATTGAAGAGGCCAAGGCGCTCTTGGCTGACCTTGAGCTGATCGCAGAAATGCAAAAGGCCAAGGTCGCCAGAGCGAAATGCGAAGGCGACTACTTCGTGGTCTGCACGAAGGCGCGCGGCGTGTTCTGCGGATTTTGTGAGGACCCCGATGCGCGGCCTTTGACGCTGACGCGATCTCGACAAGTGTTGTACTGGTCGAAGGGCACCGGAGGATGGCTTGGCATTGCGGAAAGCGGCCCGGCTGACGGGTCGCGAATCAGCAAGGAGCTTTCCACGTCGCTCGTGTTGGAAGGCGTAACTGCCGTGGCTCAATGCACTGACGACGCTCAGCGCGTGATTCGGGAGTTTGAGGATGCCGGAAGCGATGGCTGACCTGGATTGGGCGTCTGCTGATTCCGGCTACGGCGACGGCGACGGCTACGGCGACGGCGACGGCTACGGCGACGGCGACGGCTACGGCTACGGCTCCGGCTACGTCGACGGCTCCGGCTACGGCTCCGGCTACGTCGACTGACGACACGGGCCAACCTGCACCAAAGCGCCCCGTGTCTGCCCCCATCCTGGCGATTGCGTCGGGGTGGGGGCGCCCCTTTTTCTGGGCTATGCTTTCCCCGCTGGGGCGCAAGACTCTGGCGAGGAGAGACAAATGGATACGACTGTGAAGATCAATGGCTTTCGCTATGGGCAGCCCAACTCGGACTTTTCGCTTTTTGAAGGCGGCTACACGTGGGACGACAAGCCGCACAGTGACGCTCCCAGCGCATACGAGCTGGCGCTACGCATGGTGTTCCGAGACGAGAAGCAGGAGCGTACCTACTTCATCCTGTACATGAACGAAGAGATCGCGAACGCTGAGCTTTCCATGGCCGTATCAGAGGTCCATCGCGCGATCGCTGCCGGAGAACCCGTAATGATTGAGTCAAACGGGTCGGCCTCCACGCGCAGGTATTCCCTGGCCGCGGGGCACGTGCGTGAGGTGTGGCCCTATTCGGGCGAGGGCTGAGCGCTCACCCCAGACCCGTGATACGCTAGCAGCATGAGGAAGACACTTTTCGCGCTCGCGCTACCGCTCATGCTGCTAGCGGGCTGCTCTGCCAACGCGGCGACCGTGCAGGTACGCACCGCAGGCGCGGCCCACCCGGCCATCCATCAGGCTCACGACGAAATCATTGCGGCTCGTGAGGGCCGCATGACCGGTTGCGTTGAAGAGCACGAGACGCGGCGCGAGGCCGAGGCCTGCATTCGCGACGTTGAGTCGGATTTCGAGCCTGTGCTCGGCGGCTACGAGATCGCGCGCCTTGCGTATGAAGCCTGGGTCGACGCTGCCGAACGCGCAGTGCGTGACGGCGAAGGCGTCTCGGGCGCTGACGTGGCTGCGGTGGCATTCGCGACCGAATGGGCCAATCTGCTACGCGCGATGAGCGCCCTCGGCATCAACATGGGAGGTCGTCCGTGAACGAGATTCTACGCACCATCCTCGGCGGCGTTGGCCGTGGCCTCGCCGCACAGCGCTCCATCCCAGGCCCCGTCGGCGTGGCAAGCCGCATGGGCGGCGCTATCCTGGCCGGCATCATGGACCGACTCGAAAAGGGCGAAACGCCTGAGCAGGTCTTGGCCCGCATCGACGCGGACCCGGTTCCGAACATCTTCCTGTCGGCCCAGCAGTCCGACGCACGCATTGAAGAGCTTCTCCGTCAGAAGTTCGAGCACGGAGGCGACTGATGCACATCGATGTGAAGCGCACCATCACCAACGGTGTGACCGACCCTGACCCCATCGCTAACCCCGAGTTGGTCGTGGGCGCTCTAGTGACGCACATCAAGACACGCCAGGTGTCGGCCGACATCCTCGCGGAGCGCATGATGTTTGCGCTCGATGCGCCGGTTGCCGAAACGCTGACGGTCAGCGTGTATGCGCTCGACCAGGCCAAGGAGCCTGGCGCTAATGCCGTCTGGTACATCGTGGCGACTGGCGAAACCGTCACGGGTCGCACGCTGTCCTTTGTGGATGTACCGCCGACGAACTCGCAGTCATTCAAGGCTGGCTCGGCCATTTACGTGCGCGTCACGACCAACAATCTGACCGTGCCTCGCGTGCTCGGATTGGCCGCTGTCCAGTAGGCGCGTTGAGTCCCGATGGGCTATGCTCCGAGCATGGCCCAGTTCGTCGTTACGCAGCGGTTTGTTGACATCGTTCGGGAGTTTGACGCAGGTACGGTGCTGGATAGCCGCCAGTACGATATTGACGCTCTCCGTCGCGCCGGATGCTCGCTGGTGCCGTATAGCCCTGGCGAGCAAGGGGATGCTTTAGTCGCGTTTCTAGCGGCGCAGAAGGCCGTAGGCCGAGATTCGACGTTGTCATTCATCGATACGCTGACGTCTTTTGGCGTTCCGCCTTCGTCGTCTCGCGCGACGTATGGCCCGGATACGGTGATCGTGGAGTCCGCTGACGATTTCCCGGCGCCGAATGGGAGCGGCGTGCGGCATCTTCAGGACGCCGTATACATCGTGCGAGGGACCGTCGTTTTGCCGGACGGGGAGCGCCTTGTATGCAGCGCGTCGACGGATATCATCGGGCGTCTGGCGTCTCAGGATTTTTTGACCGGCAACGTAGATGGTCCTTTCATCACGTATGCGCATGACAACGGCGGCACGTTTCGTCCGGTCGAGCTGAACATCACGAATCTAAGCACGGGGCCAAGTGCTGTGTCGCTGTCGTTCTCTGGAGTAGGGACAAACTACAACTCTTCATTTGTCTCCTACTTTGGACCCGTGGAAGTCGGCGAATGCAACTCGTGGATTTACGAGAGCGGGTTCATTTCTGCGCCAGAGAACAGGGCCGCGGTTCGGTTCAGTGGTCCCGTGCGCACAGTGGCGATGTCTAGCTATGCGGCCATGCTTTCTGGCCTAAACGCTGTCGGCGTCCTCTTTGACAGCGGAGCTAGCGTCTCTGGCGCTTACACGTCAAGCCGCTCGGTGAGCGTATTTTCGGATGCGTCCCAGATTGGGTTTCGGCAAGAAGTTGGGGCCAATGTCGTAAGTGGCAACATCGTCAGGCCAACGGCTGCCGGCGCGTCTGGAACGCTGCTAAGCGGGTTTTCGGAGACTGACCCCAACTGGGAGATTACGCAGTCCCCCACTATCCCGGATTCGGCAACGGGTGGCGGCGTGGCGCTTGGCACGACAATCACGACTCAGGCGGTCGCCCAGGGAACGTACACGGATTTGTCTGACGGGAGCACGTCCGCTTGGGCGACAAGCCCGAACTCGGCGCGTGTGGCTGTTGCTGATGAGGTAACTGGCGAATTGGAGTTTGATGGCATCACGCCCGCGCGATGCGTTGTTGCGGGCGGCATATCGGCCACTCGCACCGATGGGGGGTCTCCGCAGTTTGAGTTGGCGCTGTTCTATAGGCCCAATGCGGCTGGCACGTTCACGGAGATTCCGTTTACGGCCAGGCAGCGGGATTTGACAGCCCGTTCGGGCGCAATGGACATTCTGCAAGCCGTTGTCACCCTCTCTCGGGGCGACCGTCTAAAGCTGATGATTCGCAACAACGACGGCGCCAATCGGGCGACGATAACTGCGGCGTCGCTGAGCTTGCATAAGATCGCATCGCAGTAACGAGATCGCCTGCGCTGCCTGTGGGCATGTGTCGTGGTAGAGTGCGACCATGGCAAGCCCGCTGCCCGCATTTGCGCAGTCTGACGAGACGACGAGCCTTATCCCGCTTCGGCGCGTGAGCCTGCCCGACCTTACGCAGGCTCCGCGCATGTACTCCATGGCGAAGTCCGCGAGCTATTACGCTTGCACCCAATACGAATATCGCCCGTTCTCGTGGTCCGGCGGTCTCGTCACGACCAACCCGGACGTCAAGGTGGCGCCCACGGGATATGTCCCGATGTTTCAGCGGCGCCCGTCGTCGCGACTCAACCTGGCCAAGGTCATCGTCGACCGCCTGACCGAGATGACGTTTGGCCAGGGGCGTTTCCCGAGACTGGAAGTCCCCGGAGACTCTGAGGCGACTGACTGGCTCCGGGCGCTCGCTAAGGAGGGCCGCATGCTCTCCAAGATGATTGAGCTGCGCAACAAGGGCGGCGCGCGCGGCTCGGCGTGCCTATCGTGGGGGTTTGTGGGCGGTCAGGTCCGTATTGACGTGCACGCAGCCGAGCAGGTCAACGTGCTTGAATGGGCCGATTACGACCGACGACGCCCCGCCAAGGCCATCAAGTCGTACAAATATCAGCGCCGCGTATTCGACCCGCGCGACGGCAAGCCCAAGATGGTGACGTTTTTCTACGTCCGATATTGGGACCAAACGATTGACGTCGTATGGGACGCCATCCCGGAGGTCATCGCACGTTCTCCCAAGTGGTCTGAGTACACGGAGGGTCGCCGCCTCGTCACCCACAACCAGGGATTCTGCCCGGTCTATTGGTGCCAGAACATCCCCGACTCCGATTCGGTCGACGGTCTCAGCGACTACGCAGGCCAGGAGGAATCGCTAGAGGAACTCGACGAGCTCGCGTCGAGCGTGTCGACAGGTGCGAAAGCGACTGCGCAGCCGACCGTAGTCATCAAGGAAGAACCGGGCCTCGGGGACGATGAGCCCGTCCGCACGGGCGCGGGCTGGACCATCTACGCCAAGGGCGGCGCTGACTACCTCGAAATCAACGGCCAGAGCATCAAGGCTGTCAAGGAGTGGATCGCCGAACTCAAGCAAGCGCAACTCGACCAGTCTGGCGTTGTGCTCCTTGACCCGCAGAAGGCTGGTGGCACCGCCATGGCCGCCAGCGCCATGAAGCAACGCTATGCGGTCATGATGAACCGCGCCGACATCTTCCGCGCGCAGTACGGCGAGCTTTTGCAGCAGGTCTGCGAGGACATGCTCAAGACGTCTCAGGCGCTCAACGAGGGCGACGACGACAACCAGGCGTGGTCGCGCGTGAAGCTCCCGCCGCGCATTGAGTACGTCGAGGTCGAGCCCGAGGAAGACGAAGAAGGCGAGGCTGAGGTCAAGCGCGAGCGCGAGCCTAAGGAGGTCAAGCGCAGCCCCGGGAAGTCCACGCAGGTCACGCTTTCGTGGCCTCCGTACTTCCAGGCTGGCTGGGAAGACCGCAAGATGGCCATCGATGCCGTGCGCGCCGCCACTGGCAACAAGGCCATCCTGAGCCAGCGCACCGCAGTCGCTTCGGTTGCCGACCTCTTCGGCGTGACCGATGTGGACGCCGAGCTTGGCGAAATGGATGCAGACGCCGAGCGGGGCGCTACGGTTGCCCAGAAGGCGTTTGGGGCCGCTGGGCCCGAAGAGGAATCGGCGCCTGTCGCCGAGGAAGAGGAGACCAATGAAGAGCAACACGATTGAGCTGAACGGGCACGACACCATCGTTGACGAAGCGGTGCTCCTGGCAGCGGGGCACGCGGTGTTCATTGGCGGTCACGAGGTATGCGTCGGCCTTGAACTAGGTGCCACCATTCATATTGACGGGGTGGTGATTGGCGTCGAAGACCTGGAATCCATCTTGGCCAACGGGAAGAGAGCCATCTCGGTTGCAATCGACGAGGGACAGCGGCATATCCATGACAAAATGGAGCGCAGGCCAACACTGCACGCAGTTCCGCCGAACGCAGATTCCCAGGCCGAGGAAGAGGAGGCCGAGGAATGATTGGGCCGGAGGATGAATCCATCGCGCTCTACAACGAAATCGTAAGACCCGACGCGACAGCATCAGACGCGGGGCTCCTGTGCCACTACGTCTTCAGCGCGGAGACCATGCGTGACCTTGACGAGCGGTCGCGGCACGCAGAGGCTCACCCGGGGCTGGTCGCGCTGTTTAGGGAAGAGGAGCTAGAAGAATGAACGCAGAGCTAGTACAGGAAGCCGCTGAGGCGCTTCGGTGCAATCAGATGGCGGCTAAGGATGGTGGATTTCAAGTGAATGTCCCCGAGCGACTCGCAAGCATCTCGGCCGCCATGGTCCTCTCTGACAAGAGGGCCGGCATGGAGACCGAGATGTATGAAGAGGGCGAACCTCTGAGCGATGAAGAGTTGCGGTCGCTGGCAGAAGGTTACCCGTATGGCCATCCTGGCTAGCGCATCTTTGTAGAATCTCGGTTTCTATAAGAACCCGCTAGAGATGCCCCCGACCCTCACGGCCCCCGAACTAGACGCCATCATCGAGCGATACATCGCCGAGATGGACGCCACGGGCACGCTCACGGACTCAGCGGGCATCCGGCTGCGCGAGGAACTTCGCCGCGCTCTCGTTCGCGCTGACAAGCAGCTAGAGGCGCTCATCGATGGCGTTGGTGAGACGACGGGAGGCCTCGACGGCCTTGCGACGCCCGCTGCCGTGCTCGCGCTCCTGGCTGGCGCCAACACGCTCCTAGACGCGCTCGAATCCCGCATCGTGCGAGCCATCGAATCCAACGCTTCTCGGTCAGCCAGAGACGGACTGCGTCGATCGTTGCGCATCCATGATACGCTCAACAGACGCTTTGGCGAGAGCACGCCGTCAACACGCGGCATCGAGGGTGACGTATTGCCGGTCGTTCGCGCAGGCATGGCCGACCGCATCCGAAACAGCATCGCTCGATATCGCGTGTGGATGCTCGGGAAGGTGCAGACAGCAGCCACGAACGCCGTTGCCGAGGGCTCGGCGGTGTCCGCCGTCAAGAAGTCCCTTGAACGCATCTTCATCAGGCGCAGAGGCACCGTCACACGCGCAGCGCGCACCGAGGTCACGCGAGCGGCGAACTGGGCGATTCAGCGCGGCACCGTAGCGCTCCAAAGTATCATCCCTGATATGGGCCGAAAGATACTCGCGACGTTCGACAGCCGGACGGCCTACGACTCCATCGGCGTTCACGGACAAGTGCGCGGGCCGAACGAAAACTTCATCGACGGTGCAGGTCGAGAATACCTCTACCCTCCCGCGCGCCCGAATGACCGAGAGGTGACCATCCCTTGGCGCCTGGCGTGGCCTGAGACGACGATGACGCGGCCCAGGTCAGCGCGAGAGATTGCCGCGATGCCCAACGTGCCCGCATCGCGCCGAGAGGCCGTCCAGCGCCGCGCGCAGGAGTCTCGCGAGCAGAACACGCAGTCACGAGAGCAGGGCCGAAACGAAATGCGCGTCGACGGTGTGCCTCGGCCTCGTCTTGGGCGTCGCCGGGGGCGTGCTGCACGCCGCCCACGCTCGTGATAGCCTTTGGCATGCCCAGCTACCCGCCCCCGAGCCCCGACAAGCCCTGCCTAGATGGCACGCTGCCCGAGGGCCTCAACGTCAACGGCCAAGCCTCTGAAGCCTGGGAAGACGCCATTCGCAAGCAGTCTGGCGGCCTCTCTGACGCCTGGATGCCTACCGAAGCGGTCACCAAGACGCCGTATACGCTGCGTGACGACTGAGGAATACGCCTACGAGGAGCGCGCCGCCGTCCTCGAATACGACGCTGGCATGTCCCGAAAGGACGCCGAGCGAAGGGCGCGCGAGATGCTGGCGCATGACGCGGCGAAGGGCGAGCAGCTAGGCATGTTCGCCGAATCAGACTGAAGTCCGAACGGGAATGCTCGTTCGGTCAGTGCCCCGCGGGAATGCTCGCGGGGCCTTTCTTTTACCACCAGTACCAAAAGTTAGTACCCGTCTCGCCTCGCTCGGTCGGTATATGGTCCCACTTCTCCGCGCGCACGAGCTGCCTGTTGCGAGACCTCTTTGCACGCTTCCGTAGCTGCATATGGCCATGGGGCTCCTTCCGCGTGAATCGATGGCTCTTACGCTTGCCGCCGCTGTGCCTCTTGCTGTTCCAGGCCATCGAGTTGCCTCGCTTTCCTCTCTTGCATTGCCTGAGCTTTCCGCGTGCCCTTCACGCCGTTGGCCTTGTGAGGCTTGCAGAGCAGGCATCCAGCACGCCGGTTCTTGGGGCGTCGTCGCTTGTGGTTAGCCATTGACCCATCATAGCGTCTGCGCTAGTGTGCAGCACCCGGCGTGGCCGGAGAGGAGAATGTGATGAGCGTAGAAGATGATTGTGACGACCTTCGCGAGAGTCTGCTTGAGTGGCGCGGCAAGTACTGGGCGGCAAAACGCTATATTGAAGCGCTTGAGCGAGCATTGCACGGCCATTCCAAGGATTGGAGGTACACCGCCTCAATCGATGAGGTCGATGAGTTCGACGGGGCCGCTTCGGGGTGGCGCGAATGGAGCGGAACATGACCAACCCCAACGAAGAAATCCCCGCCATCCTGCGCCAAATCCTTGGCGTGCTTGAGGAGATTCGGGATCAGGGGCGCGTGGACCCGGAGATCACCCTGTCTCTCATACGCAAGGGGATCGCACGGGAGGGCTTTCCGGGCGAAGTGCTCATCAACGGCATTCCGCCATATGGCTCCGCTTCCAACGATTCAGGATACCCCCAGGAACACATCGGCGGCGATTGGTCGCCTTTCTATGGACTGCCGGCACCGGCCATTGACAATGGTCGTCCCGACGAATAGCCTTGCATCCCCATGCCATCGGGATATCATGATGGCGCGCATGAGCTGGAGATGAGAAAGTCACCGGCTACACCACCCCCGACGGCCCGGGGGCGCTGGCCGAAGCCCCGCAAGGATCCCCATCCCTGCGGGGTTTTTCTTTGCGCTATCGGAGACGTCTTGGTACACCGTGGTGGCAGCAGTGGTGTTGCAGCCCTCTCGGCCCTGGCGGAGAGGTGGCCCCGACGGCGACTAGGGGCGGGTGGAGAAAACGGCTACGGCCTGACTCCCCGATACGTTTGAGCCGGCAGAAGGCGCCGAAATACGGTTAGCCTGAGACGGGGTCCATAAACTCCCCGTCGATGCCCGAGGCCCGAGAGGGTGGCGCGTCCGGTGGCTTCCAGCTTTATCGCTGCCCAACGGGTTCCCCGATGACGCTATGGGGCAAATGGCGGCCAGGGTTTTTCGTAAGGTGCCCCTACCTGACTACCGTTTTCGTGTTTTTGGCTCATTGGAGGGGAGGGGCTTCCAGACCTCTCCGGCTGCCTAGCATGATAGGCTCCCATCCGGCGGCGCCTGAGGCTCAGAGATGGCCGCTGGGGGCTCAGGCTTTTATCGGCGCGGCTCGCGCCTCTGTCGAGCAAGTATGCTCGACGTTCTTTTTGGGAGGATAAGGGTTGAAGAAGTTCAAGAAGAGGCCAGCGAAAGTGCACTCATATCGAGTCGGGCGAGCATGCAGCGCTATCAACGGCATGGTCGTGGCTGCCGAACGACGAGGCGCAAAGCCGAAAGAGTGGCTGAGGAGCAACGAGGACGAAGACGTCACCTGTCAGATTTGCGAGGTCTTCTTGGACGCTGACGAAAGCGAACTGATGAGGGCACAGATTGACGCGGGCGTTCGTGAGCTGGACAAGCGCGGATGACGTTGCCCGGTCGCTCGCCCTCGGGTACTATGCGGGCATGGCCACCATGAAGCCCAAGTTCCTCCGCGGCGGCGCGGGGATGTCGATGTCTGACGGCATGGGTCCGGCGACCCTCCCCGGTCGCGACGTCCACGATGCAGCCCCCGGAGGTGAGACCACGGCGGATGCGATGCCTCTCCGGCGTCGGCCGATGCCGGTCACCACGGACGGCTTCACGTGCGGCGATGACCAGCCCATGCCGGGCGGCATGGACCCGCAGACGCTACCGGGTCGTAGCTGAGGTCTAAATGACCACCGTCGTCGAACTTGTCGGCAACCTGTTTGAGCAGGGGCAGGGCTGCAGTAGCAGTACGGCTGGGAACGGATGTCCGATCCCGCTTGGCCTCGGCGCGCCCGGATGTCCTGGCAAGGTGTTCTACGAGAGCACTACGCAACAGGACGGCATCCGCATTGAGACGGCCGGGGCCATCGGTCAGAACTTCGTGGATATCGACTGTCTCGACAGTTTCGCGCAGATTGAGCTGCTCTACCTGCGCTCGACTGCCGAGGTCGCGGCGAGGCTCAACGCCGTCCCCGCCGTCTTCACTGGCTCGGGAGCCACTTTCCCGACCGGGTTCTCCGGCGGGGAAACGCTGACGCCGACAATCGATACCACGACGTTTGTGGTCACGTTTGACGCGGCAGACCAGAACATTGAGCAGGTGCTTGCCCGCATGAATGCGGCCGCCGCTCTCGCCGGTCTCTCCACGCCCGTGTTCACGGCGGTCAGCAATCAAATCCAGGCCCGAGGGTCTGACACCTCCAGCGCGACAGGCACGATCTCGTTTGCCGGTGCTGGCGCCGTACAGGACCAACTTGGTCTAACCAACGGCACGCTTGTGGCGGCTCAGGGCCGCGACATCCCGGTGAACGGCTCTCTACTATTGGAGAGTCCGCGAATCGGGGACAACGTACTCACCAAGGTTCAAATCAGCGGTCAGGCTGTCATCGACGTCTATGGCGCCGGCCGCACAAGTGTCTGAGGAAATATCATGGTTGACACCTTCAAGGATGGCCTGAATCGCGGCAATCAGAACGACTTGGGCGCTCTCGCTCAGGGCGTGCACCTGGGCAACGCGCTCGGCCAGGCCGCGCGTACCGTCTCGGTTGCCGTCGCTTCTGACGCCGCGACTCTCCCCGACAACGCCAAGGCGCTCGCGCTCATCGAGGTGTTTGCCACCGCCGGCACCACGCCCGGTCGCAAGACCATCGTGGCCGCGGAGACTGCCCCGAGCGCTGGCGAGGCTGCGGTCGGCCCGACTGGAGATGTGCTCTTCAACGCCGCGGACGCGGTGACGGCTGCGGTCATCACCTACACCTCGGTCGAGGGCGCCGTCATCAGCGAGCAGATTCAGGTTGCCGCCGCTGGTACTGGGACGCTTCTCCAGTCGCGTCAGGCCCAGAAGCTCCTGAGCGCCAGCCTGGACGCTGGCACTGTCGCCGGCACCAAGGCCATCATCGCGCGTGGCGACGCGGCCCCGGCTACTGGCCAGGCCCGTCTCAACCTCGATGGCGTGACCGTGGAGTTCCTGGCGGCTGACGTCGGCGCGAGCCCGGTCACCGCGACCATCACCTATCTGGCGGTCCCCGGCACTGGGGGCACCCTTTCGAGCGTGAGCGACGCGCTCGGCTCGCAGTTCACCACGAGCTGATTTCGCGCGCCCCGGTCCACTAACGGGCCGGGGCGTCTTTGTATCTGGAAGAGGAGGACCACATGACAACCGAAGGAATGCCCCCAGAGGGCAATGCGACCGCGCCTGCGACGCCCCCAGTAGCCGACCCCACTCAGGCGCCGGCACCTGCGCCCGAGAGCGATAAGGCATGGCTCAACGATCGCATCGCCCAGGCTCAGAAGAGCGCGCGCGCAAGCCTGCTAGAAGAGCTTGGCTTGAAGAGTGCCGACGACCTCAAGGCGATTCGCGAAGAGCAGGCACGCCTTGCCAAGGAGGCTGAAGAGCGCGCCGCCGCTGAGCGCACCGAGCTTGAGCAGGCACGACACGAAGCCGAGCAGGCTCGCAAGGAGGCCGAAGAGGCGCGGGCAGAGGCCGCCCAGCGAGCCGAAGAGGCTGAGACGGCCCGCTATATCGCGGACCTTCAAAAGCTCGCGGCCAGCCACGGCGTGAAGGATTTCGACTACATGCTGTATGCCTTCGAGAAGAAGGCGTCGACGCTTGCCGAGGGCGAGGACATCGCCGAGGCCGATTACCTCAAGGAGTTGGTCGCCAACCCTGCCGAGGCGTACAAGCTCGGCATCGCTGCGGAGGCTCCTGCGGCTGCGCCGCCCCCGGCGGAGTCCTCAGCGTCCGCCAATGGCCCCGCGCCCGCACCCAATAGCACGGAGCCCTACGACGCGTTCAAGGAGAGCGCATCGGAGTTTCAGAAGAAGCTCCAGGCGATGGGCGTCACGTCGACGTGATAGCGGGGCACTTCGGTGCCCTTGCTTCGTTTCTGATACCCAACTAAACTGAAACTGACCCGAGCCGCTCTCTGCGACTCCGCCCGCATGTTCTAGGCGCGTACCAGGCAGAAGGTCATGAAACCCCTTTGACGGGCCAAGAGGCCCAGAGGTGCATCATGGCACTTGCAGGTACCGGGCTGAACCCCCAGCTCGCAAACATTCTCCAGGAAAACACTCTTGAGCGCGCGTATCGTGACGCGCTCTTCCCCCGTCTCATGTATCGCGGTGACGCGATGCCGAGCCGCTGGCAGGCCAACATTGGTGAAGAGCTTCTCTTCACGCGCGCTGGTCTTCTGCCGGTCGTGACGGATCCGTCTGTTCCGGGTCAGGACCCCACTCCGCAGAACGTCCAGTTCGAGCAGTGGCGCGCCATCGCCAATCAGTACGATGGCACCGTCGATACGAACATGGTCGACAGCCGCACCGCGCTCGCGCCGAAGGTCATCCGTGACGCGCAGCAGCTCGGCATGCAGGGCGGCCAGTCGCTCAACCGTCTTGCGCGGAACGCCTACTTCCGCGCGTACCTGAGCGGCAACACCGTGACCGCGGCAGCGGCTTCGTCGGGCGCCACCTCCATTCAGGTTGCCAGCGTCAGCGGCTTCCTTGAGCGCCTGAACCCGGTTCGCCCCACTTCGGTGTCGGCGGCCAACCCGCTTCCGGTTTCGTTCGCGGGCACCGCAGATCCGGTCAACGTCATTGGCGCAATCCCGGACAACGCGGCACAGCCCTTCGGGCGAGGCACGCTTCTCCTTGATGCGGGTCTTTCGGCGAATCTCCCGATTCGCAATGCGGTCCTCGCCGACAACCGCGCGGTCATCAGCCGCGTTGGCGGTGCGGCCACGGTCGACGCGCTCACCACGAGCAGCACGCTCACGATGCAGGAAATCATCGACAGCGCGCTTGAGCTTGAGGCCAACCTCGTTCCCAAGCACGTTGACGGCCGGTATCACTGTCACCTCGACCCGCGCAGCCTCGCGCAGCTCTTCCGTGACAACCAGTGGCAGCGTCAGTTCCAGTCGCTCCCCGACAGCGACCCGTACAAGAACCTCGCCATTGGCGAGTACATGGGTTGCCTGTTCTTCAAGAACACGGAGAGCCCGAGCCCGCGCAACACCTCGACCGGCAACAACCCGCTTGTCGGCAGCGGCAACGATGCGCAGGTCTCGAACGAGATCGGCGGCGAGGTCCGCAACGCGAGCGGCGTGGCCATCGGCCGCGTGCTCATCACCGGCGGCGATTCGCTCGTTGAGAAGTACATTGACGAGTCGGAGTACATCTCGGAAGCGGGTGTGACCGGCAAGATCGGGAACTTCTCCATCACCAACAACGGCATCATGGTGATGACCCAGCGCATTCGGTACACGATGCGCGCTCCGCTGGACCGCAAGCAGCAGAAGATTGCCCAGACCTGGTCTTGGTCGGGTGACTTCGTTGTGCCGTCGGACCAGCTCTCCGAGACGAGCCCGGCGCGCTACAAGCGCTCCATCGTCATCGAGCACGGCGCCACCGGCTGAGTCCGCGCGTCGCTTCTCATAGCCCTATGGCCGGGCTCACCGTATCAATGCGTGTCCTCCTCTTCCCTGGGTGCGTGCGGTGGGCTCGGCCATACCCTTGTGGTACGATGGGCCCATGAGCACGTTCGATGAAATGAGCGACGACGAGCTTCGTGATTTCGCTCGTGAGCACAAAATCCCGCGCGCCGGCCGCAAGAAGCGGGAGACGCTTCTCCTTGAGCTTCGCGAGCTTGTGGGCGAGCCCGAGCCCACCCCGCCGATTGAAGAGCCTCCCGCGCTTGACGACGACGCCGCGGACGCCACCGCATCCCTTGATGCGCTGATGCCTGGCGACGATGAGGGCCCCGAGCCCAGCGAGCCGGAGATTGAGGTGGTCGTGGAGCCCGAGCCGCCCAAGGCGTTCAAGCTCAGCAATGACGTCACCATCGTCAACAACGGCATGCTGGCGACGGTGCGCGCAGGCACCATCGTGCGTCAGGGCACGTTTGACGTGGGCAAGATTCGGGCGGCGGGTGGTCGCCTTGTGGAGGTTTGAGTCATGCCGCTTCGCAAGGGCTATAGCCGCGCGACAATCGCCAAGAACATCGCCACCGAGGAGCGTGCTGGGCGCCCGCGAAAGCAAGCGCTAGCGATTGCCCTCAACACGGCGCAGCGTGCGGCTCAGAAGGCCGGCAAGCCCGCGAAGGGCCCTGGTCCCGACCCGAACGCGAAGAAGTCCAAGAAAGAGCGCGGGGGCCTTGGCCGTCGCGCCGAGATGCTGCGGCGCATCCGTCGCCGCCAGGGGCGCTAGGTCATGAGCGGAGGAACGCATCCGTTCACCAAGACGGAACAGGCGGAAATCCTCCGCTATCTCGGGTATGCCGACTGGCAGGACCTGGCACAGTCGTTTCAGCTTGGTCTGCCGGCGGACAGCCAGCCGGAGTTCTTGGTACGCGAGGGCTTCGATCGCATTAGCCCCGAGGCGCGGGCGTTGGTGCGTCGAGACGTCTGCGAGCTTCGCGATATCGAGCTTCAGCGGTCCCAGGCGCGTCGTCGCGCGGTGGCTACGAAGGTCGGAGACTTGATGGTCGATACGCGAGAGGAAATCAAAATCCTCAACGCTGAGCGCACCTACTGGACCAACAAGCTCGCGAACGACATGGGGAACGTCTACTACAATCTGTGGGCGGCTGACCGCGTGGGCGGCTATAGCCAGCGCAACCGTCGCACGTACTTCGATTGATCGTGACTGACACTCCCCGAAATCCTCGCGGGCGATACGCGAATACAGATGGCACCGGCCGCGAGCTTGTGCCAAACCAGGGGCTGTCGTCGCTCTATGAGTCGCTGGGGGATACGGTCGACATCGCGCGACAAATCCGTGTCGACCTCGGGGGCCGTCCGTATCAGGTCACCGCTGTGCGGGTCCGGTGGTCGGGTGGCTCCCGGGGTCGAGGAACGGCAGAGCGCGTGTTTGAGACGCCGCTTGTGCCTACGCCTCGCGTGGTCAATCTGGAGGCCGTCATTCGAGAGACCCACGAGGCGGGCCTGCGCGAGCGTGGGGACATCCGGATTGACGAGATTTCGCCACGGTACACCGAGGCGCAACTGCTTTCGTACTTCGGTCCCGAGATGGACAACGAGTCCGAAGAGGGGTTCATCGAGATTCAGATTGACGATCGAGACGGGCAGACCGTTCGGCGCCGGTTCGTCATCGAGGGCGTCCCTGTTAGGCGCCCAGATCGCTTTGACTGGACCATCCGGCTCAAAAAGCAGGACATGGATCGAAACGATGACGGGTCAGTGCCCCAGGGCGACCGGCCCTGCGCGACGCTCTGATGCCCCGCATCATCTCGCCGCGTGAGTTCGCCCGGAAGCTCCGCACGCTGCCGACTGACCTAGCCAAGGCCATGAACCTGGGCACGCAGAAGGCCGCCATTGACCTAGCGAGCGAGGTCAAGCGCCAAATCATCGCGGCAGACGCCGTCGCCTCGGGCGAGATGGCCGAGAGCGTCGACGTTCGCAAGAAGCTGCTACGTGGAGCGAGTGTCGTGGTTGATACACCGTATGCGCGGTACGTCAACGATGGGACTCGGCCCCATATGCCGCCGGTTGAGCCGCTCAAACAGTGGGCCATTCAGAAGGGTCTCGCGCGTGACGAGCGAGAGGCCGACCGGATTGCGTGGGCTGTGGCGAAGAAAATTGCGAGAGACGGGACGCGGCCTCGCCATTTCATGGAGAAAGCCATGGCAGCGTTCAAGGCGCAGGATAAGCTCGGCGTCAACATCCGACCGGAGCTAGGCAAGGCTGCTAGGATTAGGGTGAGACGATGAGCAGCCTAGATGCACTCCCCGAGCCCGGAACGCTTCTCCAGACGCGATGGCTTCATCCGCTTGCGCGGCGCAATGTCATCGGCCCGCGCAAGGCCATGGCGGAGGCGCTTGCGGCCTATTTGCTATCGCTGACGTTTCGTGTTCGGAGCGAGGTGCGCGGCGTCTGTGACACCGAGTTCAAGCTGAAGGCGGTACAGCCTCAGTGGCCCGATTCGGATGTGGAGCTGAACTATCCGGCCGCGAGCATCATTGAGGTGGCTGGCACGGCGCGCGAGGCTCACAGCTTCACGCCAACGCCCATTGAAGAGACGTTGGGCCAGTTTGACGACCTGGCGATGCCTGGCGTGCTGAAGGCGGGCCAGAGAACCGTGCTCTGGAAGGAATCTGAGGCGTCTGTGACGTTCCAGGTCGACTTTTGGAATGATGAGGTCACGGACCGAGAAGCTGTAGAGGCTGGCATCGACCAGGCGTTCGCGCCGACTGAGACACGATACGGCGTGCTGCTTGCGGGGATGCGGGAGTATTACGGGCGCCCAGTGCGCGCGACGCTGGAAAATGCGGCGTATCTAGACGAGACATCGACCGTGTTCGAGAAGGAGCGAAGGCTTCGCGCGAGCATTCGGTGCGAAATGGATGTCGTCAGCCTTCGAGTGGGCAGCCTCATCATTCCGGACGTGCAGATTTGCGTGGATGTCGTCGACCCCAACGATCCTACGAATCCGGCACCAACCGAAGCATGATGCACTAGCCCCGTCGCTGCCCGTGGGGTAGGATGGGGGCAGGCTCTCTAAGAGGTCTCATCCTATGCCGCCTTTTGTCACTCGCCGAACGTTTGTCCCCTCTGTCGAGCAGCTCACGAGCATCGAGCAGATCGCTATCGTGGACCAAGCGCCCACCACCCCGGCCACGGGGGTGGGAACTGGCGCAATCCTGTGCGTTGGCGAGTATGAGGATGGGCCCTTTGCCATGCCTCGCGAGGTCTTCGGGGAGGATGACCTTGCGTCTCAGTTCGGTGGCTTTGGGTATACCTACGGGTCTCTGGTGCATCAGAACCCGTCGGCCCGTCGGCGTGCGCAGGAGCTTTGGAATGGCAACGCATATCTGAAGCTCAAGAACCTGCGTCCGCGTCGCCTCATGGTCACGCGAGTGGACACCAGCGTGGGCAACCTGATTGGCGGCCTTCGCGCGACGGTGCGAAGCGCTCCGGGGCCTTGGCGCTTGGACACGACCGACCAGCTTGACGTGTCCTTTGATGGCGGCGGCGCGGTCAGCCTTCCCGTTCTCGCGGCAGGCGTTGCTCAACTCAACGGGTCTGGCGCGAGCTTCCCGGTCGCGCTTGCTGGGCAGATCGTTGGCGTCCGCATCGACAACGGCGCCGAGGTCAACGTTCAGTTGCCGATTGGCTCCACGAGCCTCGCCGATGTCATTACGACGTTCAACAACGCGCTTGGATATACGGCGGCGAGCGATAACGGCGGCCAGCTTCGTATCAGCGGTATTCAGCAGGGCACCGGAGGCCGGGTTGTTCTTCGGCAGGTATTTGGCAACTCGTTGGTTGCGCTGGGCTTCACCATCGACGGTGCGGGCGAATCGTCGGCAAGCGGCACGGGTGATGTCGCCGATATCGATGCCGTAACTGCGACTGAGGCGAATGCTGCGTGGAGCGGCACCATTTTGGGCGCCGGTGGCATTTCCGTAGTCACCGACGATGGGCGCCTTGCGATTGGGTCGACCACCACCATTCAGGTTTCCGCAGGGAACTTCCAGCAGGTCATGGGCTTCGGCACTGACCAGGCGACACGAGCCGCTCAGACGGCATTCAGCATTCCTGCGGGAACGCGAGTCACTGCGAACAGCATCGACTTTGTCACGATGCAGACGGTGAATATCCCGGTGGGTGGCGGCACTGACGCGCTCATCCTTCCGGTGAGGCATGCCTTTGACGATGGCTCTGGCGCGGCTGTGGCGGCGAACACGACGGCCACGTTTGTTGACCAGCCTCTCCAGATTCTTCTTGGCGCCGTGGATGCCAACGGCCTCACGGCCGCGCTGACCGAGCCTCAGATGGACGCGCGGTACGAGGCGGCATTTGACTCGACGCTGGATATCAACAGCGTGGCTCGCGATGCTAACTTCACGCTCTCGGCGCGCCGAACCGCTGCGACCATGCGAGCGGGTCGGTCCAATGCGATTCGAGCAAGCGAGAACGGTCTGCGTGGTCGCGTTTTCCATGGTCGCGCATCGTTCGGCATCAGCCCGTCCGACGCGATCACGGACGTCAACCTGTACCGCTCTGACCGAGTGTTCTACACGTACCCTGGCTGGCAGTCGCAAATCAGCGAAATCGCCACCGTGGGCAACACTGGCGGCCTGGGCTTCAACGATTCGGGCACGATCACGATCGGCGGGGACGGCCCTCTGGCCTACATCAACTCGGTCCTCAACCCCGAGGAGAACCCTGGCCAGCAGACGGGGCTCCTGACGTTCGTGCAGGCGCTAGAGCCTATCCCGAGCTTCCAGGCTGCGACTACCTCTCTGGAGGGCCCCATCGCCCTCTACACGCAGTTCAAGTCTGCGGGCATCTGCGCGCCGCGATTCGGGCGTGATGGGCAGGCTGCGTACCAGTCCGAGGTCACCACGAGCCTTGAGCCTGGCCGTACCACGCAGAAGCGTCGGAAGATGGCGGACTTCATCCAGGATTCGCTCGCGAACCTGATGATTCCCTTCTCCAAGAAGCTGGCGACGGATGCGCGTGAGGCGGCTATCACGGCCACCATCAACAGCTTCCTAGTCATTCTCCTTTCGGACAACTTCCCCGAAAACCAGCGCATCGCTGCATTCGGGGTGAGGAACATCAACGCATCGAACCCGGATTATGGGCGCCTGGGGATCTCGGCGCGCAAGGTCCAAGTGCAGATACTGAACAGCCTGGACACGATTCTCCTGGTCACTGAGATCGGCGAAGGCGTGGTCGTGGTCAACGACGCGGCGGCCGCGGCTGCCTGATAGGATAGAAGCATGGCACTTCGCATCAAGGGACAGGAAGTCAGCGTGGCGCTTACCACGGCGGCTGGGCTTCAGGACCACATCGTCGACATTCAGTCGGTGGATATCACCTTCATGCGTGACATCCTGTCCGAGGGCTACATTGGCCAGGGCACCGAGCAGAAGGACGACATTTTCAACGGGGTTGAAGGGTCGTTCGAGATGCACGCCCGTGACGGGCGATTCCTCGACGTGGCGCAGACGATCAACGATATCTCTCGCCGACGCTTGCCGGGTGAGCAGATTGAGATTGCCTGCACATACAACTTTCCGCAGCTTGGCAGCCGGCGCATCATCGTGCCCGACTGCAAGTTCGGTGAGATCCCGATTTCGACCGGGGGCCGCAGCGATTACGTGATGACCACGTTCAACTTCGCTGCGGATGACGCGCGCATCGTGTCTGTCTAAGACACTTCACCCAGGGAAGAGACATGATTGAAAAGACTGAGACGCTGATGGCGTCTATGAAGCCCGTGAGCGGCGAAGAACTGAGCTTTGACCCCCGCGCCTTTGAGGCGATGATGGGCAAGTTTTCCGCGAACGCTTCGGAGGGCGGCCAGCCCAAGAGCATGCCCGTTCGCAAGGTGGACGTCATCATTGACGCCCGCATGTGCATTCCCGGCACGTTTGACACGGACATCAAGGTGCGACTTCACAGCCTCACGGCGAACGATGAGCTTGCTGAGATGGAAAACGTGAAGGGCGCTGGAAGCCTCGCTCATCGCATGGCCAAGCGCTCGATTCATTCGTGCAATGGTCGCGTGCTCAAGGATTACGAGGTGGACATGCTCTGGAACGCCATTGGCTTCGCCGGTCGTGCCGAGCTGGCCAATAAGTTCATGGAGCACTGTACCGGCGCGCTGCCGGTGGGAAACTCCGAGAACTAGGCCCGTATGCGGCGATGTCCGTGCTTCACGCCTTCGTGCATGCGTGGTTCCCCGAGGACCACGAGAGGCGTGAGCGGGACATTTACCGGCGAGTGGCATATGCGATGCGCTACTCGAATGGCGGCGTGACGGCTGTCGATGCGCTCGGCATGCCCTTCCGCATGCTAACCAATATCAACGAGTCACTAGAGCAGCTCATGCAGGATGAGGCTGATTTGGCGGAACGTGAAGCGCAGAAGGCGCGAGGGCGCCGAAGGTAGTAGACTAGGGGCATGGCTGAGGAGGTCTACACCGTACGCGCTAGCTTGGACGTCGATGCGGCGCGGGCGAATGCTGGACTCAGCCAGGCTAACCGCAATCTCAACCAGGTTGGCCGCAACGCCACAAGTGCCTCATCTGCGCTAAACCGCATGGTGGGGCGCGTTGTGGCGGTGGGCGCGGCTTACGTCGGCGTGAGGACGCTGGCAGCCGGCTTGGGCGCTGTGGGGCGTGCTGCGCTGGAGACGAACGTGGCCTTGGAGCGCATGGAGTTGCGCATGGGCGGCGTGATCTTCGGCATGAACGAAGTGAACCGGACGCCGATTTCGTTTGACCAGGCAAGACAGCAGGCCCGTGGACTCGTTCAGGAATTGGAGCGAGTTGCCGTCACCTCTCCGGCCACAGGCTCAGAACTCGCGTCGATTAGCGCAGGTCTCATTTCATTCCAGCGCCAAGCCGGGATGGCAGACGATGCGATTGCCGGGTTTGCGGCCCAAGCGGCATCCGTTGGGCTCATTGCCGACATCCCGCTAGAGCAGGTCGCGTCAGACCTTTCCCGCATGGCTCAGGGCGCCGCTGGCGCGGAACAGCCGTTCTTCAAGTTCCTGCAGGCCCAGGGACTCATTACCCAAAGCACTCAGGAGTTCAATCGGCAAAATCCCGCGGAAATCATGGAGCAACTGGCGGGAATCATGGATCGGATTGGCGGCCCCGCTTCTGAGGCGCTGGCTACCAGTTGGGGCGGACTTACCTCGACCATTCGCGGTCTTGGCGAGGTGTTCTTGCGTACGTTCGGGGGCGCCGCATTCGACGCCGTGAAGAACGCGCTCAAGACCTCGGCGGACCTTCTCGTCAACAATCAGGATGCCATCAAGGCCTTGATGGAACGCTTCGGGGATCGCGTTGGTCGCGCAATCGTTCCCCTTCTTGAAGGCGTCGTGAATGCGCTTACGTGGGCGCTAGACAATCTGGACCTCATCGAAGCCAAGATGAACGCGGCGTTTGACACGCTAGCGGGCGCGGCCAGCGTGCTGTCCGGACTCATGCCGGTCATCGCAAAGACTGCTGCGATGTTCTTGGCGTTCCAGGCCGCCACGAGCGCCGCGGGCACGCTTCAGGGCGTTGCAGCGGCAGGGATGGCACGTAGGCGCGCGGGAAGCGCCGCAGGCACTGCCGCCACAGTTGCGGGAGGTGCCGCTGGATTTGGTCCCATGCTGGCGGGCCTAGGCACGGCCATCAGCGGGGGTCTTTCGGGCATTTTTGCGGCGATATCCGCGACCCTTGCACCGCTGATGGTACCCCTTGCTATCTTGGCTGGCCTTGTGATTGCCGTCGTTGCGGCGTTCCGCCTGTTTGGGGACACGCTTGGGCCGATGGTCACGCGAACGATGGAGCCGTTTGAGCGCGTCCTAGATGGCCTATTCAGCATCTTTGAGGGCATCTACGCGGTGCTTGAGCCCATCCTTGGTTTGCTCGGGTCCGTGTTCTTGGGTTTGCTCCTTCCATTGCTCCAGGCGTTCGGTCTCGTTCTCCAAATCATCCTCGCTCCGTTCCAACTCTTCTTCGGGCTTCTGCGAGAGCTGGCCACCAACGTGCTCAAGCCGTTTATTCAGCAGCTTGGCGGCGACCTATTGCCGACGTTCGATGAGCTGTCCACCATCGTCTCCGAAGCGAGCCGAGAGCTTTCGGCGTGGGTCGATAACATGATCGCCGCCTTTGCTAGGTTCTCGCGGTGGATTGGCAGCCAAATAGGAGCATCAGGCCCCTCGGGTGGCCAAATCATCGATGCGGCCGAGTCAAGAAACGCGGAACTCCAAGAGCGACTTAGGGCGCTCACTGGAGGGGGTGCTGGCGGCACTCCTGGGGGTCGTCGCCCTGGAGGCGGTCGCGGAACCACCGTCAACATCAACAACCTGAACATCAAGCAAGAGTTCAGGCAGGCGGACCCGGACGCTGTGTGGGTTCAGATTCGAGACGCTGTCGAGCGTGAGTCTGTGCAGCAAATCCGATCGGGCTTCGTGTCGCCGCTGTCGAGGTAAGTCATGGCTGGCTCCGAGAGATTCACCATCACCGAACTCACCGGCAGCGGACGCACGGTTATCATCCGCAATCGTGCGAATCCGTATCGCGGGGTTGGGTGGTCGGGCGAGCAGCACAGCAAGCTCACGTGGTACCCCGGCAACCCGGTTGGGACGCTCCAGGTCTTGGGGCCCCGGGAGCTTCCAACGACGCTCAACGGCACATGGAAGAGCCGCTACCTTCCCGGCAACGTCACCCTTCGCGGGTTTGACGACATCCCGAACGGTCGCACGGACACGGAAGGCCTCATCACGTCGGAAGGCCTACACCTGGTGTTCGAGCGTCTTCGCGTCTCTGGGAACTATCTGGAGGTCCGATGGGGGCCGAACGTGCGCCGGGGCATCCTCAAGCAGTACGAAGGCCGCTTTATGCGTGCCGAGGACGTCGAATGGTCTGCCACGTTCGAGTGGAACGCTCGCGAAGAGGGCGACCTTGCCGAGGCGCCGCGCGCTGCCGTCGTTCGCAACCCTCTGACAGACATTCAAGGCTCAGCGGCCGCGCTAGAGATGGCGGCAAGTATGGAGCCGCAGAACCTTTTGCAGGCGGCGAGAGATCCAATCGAGTCGGGCGTGCGTTCGGTGCGCACCGCGCTTCAGCGGACCAACAACGCTGTGCGTCAGATTCAGAGCACGGCGACCGATCTTGAAGCGCGTACGGCCCAACTTCGGTCCATCGTGGGCCAGACCGTGGACGCTGCTCGTTCGCTTCGCTCTGGGGCCATTGACCTCCCTTACAGTGAGTTCAGCGTGTTCAACGACGTGCCGAGCATCTTCAACGTTGAACTGTGGCGGCGCGAGGTCGGTGCGAGCGCTCGGCAGACGCAGGTGGCATCTGTCGATTCGGTGCGACGTGTCGAAACTCGCGTGCAGCCTGGTATTCAGCGTGTGGTCATCCTCAACCAGAACGAGACACTTCGCGATGTTGCGCGTCGCGAGTACGGCAATGTAGATGGTTGGATTGTGATTGCTGACGCCAACGGCCTCACGAGCGCCGTGCAGCCTCCGGGCACACGCTTAGTCATTCCGCGTCAGCCGGCAGGTCAGGCGGGCGGCCCGCTGTGAGTCAGTTCCGGCCGTCCTCCGTCGTGCGGTTCATCCTGCGCACGGAAGAGTTCACGGATACCGAGGGCCTAGATTCTCGCGTCGAGGATGTTAACATTGACGCCGAGACGGTCACGGCTGCGCGGCCCCTCGCGGTGTCAGGCGTTACGCCGCCCAATACTCCGGCCGAGCGCATCGAGGGCATCAATGAGGCGTTGAGGGACCTTCAGCGGAGGCGTGACGGGCTTAGCGAAGAGGCGTTCCAAGCCGAGCTTGCGGAACTCGTTGGGCAGCTCAACGCCGCTGTTCGAGGCGAGCCGCTAGAAGAAGAGCCGCCCGAGGCGGTGAGTGGAGCATCCAACGATGGGCTCACCGTGCTGGCCACGATGATTCCTCGAAATGTCTCGGTGGAGAGGAACGGTCTGACCAGCGCGGACACATGCAGCATCACTCTAGACGCCGAAGACGGTTTCGCGTTTGACCCTCGCGTACTTCGCTCGTGCGCCGTTGAGGTCGTCGTGTCGATCGTGCCAGAGGACGATTTCGAGGCCGGCGTGGAGCGGCAAGAGCGCCGCGCAGACGGATCTTTGTTGTCCGTGGCGTCTGTGCAACCCGACGCAAGCGTGTCCGGGTTCTCTCGGTTCGTTGGAGTCGTTGATGATTGGGCGCTCCAGTACAACGAGAACGGAAATGAGGTTCAGTTAGAGTGCCGAGATATCTCGGCGATACCACGCGACCTTCAGCTTCTGCCTGGGGAAAGCATCGATCTGAGCCTACGCATCGACGAAGGCGTCCGCGATTTCTTGGAGCGCCATCCGGCCACCCGAGGCATCAACGTCATCTATCGTGGCGATGGCGTGGCGCCGACGCCCACGAGTTTGATCCGAGAGCGGCAGCCTAGGCGCGGGCGTCGACGTCGGCGCGTGCGGCGTGGCAACCAGAAGATGAGCCGATGGGATCATATCACCGACGTGGTCTTGCAACTCGGCCTCGTCGTCTACATCGATGGGTTCGACGTGATCATCAATGATGCGCGCACCCTGTTCTCCCGCGAGGGCGTTCGGAGGATGGTCTACGGCCGTAATCTCTCCGAGTTGTCGTTCTCGCGTCGCCTCGGTGGCGTGAAGACGCCGACGATTGAGGTACGCAGCCTCGACACGGACATCGGGCGCACGCGGTGGGCTCGCTTTCCGGTGCCAGACGGCGCGCGTCGCAGCGGCATCCTTGGGGAGACCAATCCAGACCCACCAAGGCGCGCCAACAACGTGACGCCGAGCGGAACCAACCCAACCGAGGAAATCCGAACGCTCAACGTGAGCGGCATCCGTGACCCGGCGGCGCTTGAGCGGTACGCGGAAAATGCGTTCAACGAGATTGGGCGCCAGGAGATCGAAGGGACGTTCAAGACAGACGACGCGTCGAGCTTCCAAGTGCCCCAGCAGGCGGGTGACCTTCTCTCACTGGTTGCTGGTGACCCGGTAGAAATCCTCATCGCGCAGTTTGACCCTAACGATCGCGTGGGTCCCGAGACGTCGCTTGCCGTGCTCCAGGCGTATTCGCGCGAGCGGCGAGCCGAATACCTCCGCAGCGTGGGGTTTGCCGATGACGTGGCAGAGCGCTTTGCGGCGCTCCAGGATGAGGTCGCCTATCAGACCGTATTCCGCGTTGTGGATTCTCGCGTGGAATGGGACATCGACGATGGCCTTTCGGTCTCGGTGGACTTCCAGAACTACATTACGCTTCGCGAGGAGGCGTCCGCGAGCACCGTCGAGGTCGACGTTGGCGAGATCGAAATCGGTGGCGTGACTGCGGAGATTGGAGAGATCGAGGTTTCTCTATCTGGCGAGGGTTTGCCGTCCGTGCCTGAGTCGCCCCCCATCGTCAACGTGGAAGTGGGCATCGGAGAGATTGTCGTGAGCGGAGAGCCAGATGCCTAGGAATATCGCAGCGGGCGCACGCTACGGCACTCGGCGCCGTGTCGACATGACGCGACTCGCGGACGCCGTTAGCGGTCCGGGCATCGACACCGATTCGTGGACCAACATGGGCCGCATCGATGACGACCCGGACGCGATGGTGTGGGATGAGCAGCTTGGCTGGCTCGTGGACGTGACTTTCGTGGGCGGCAAACTCGACGGGGAGGGCCCCGTCCTCTGCCGATACTCCACGGGCGCAGCCAACCAGGGAGGGCGTCATCGTCCGCCAAGCGCAAACTGCTATGTGCTGTGTGACATTCCGGGAGACCCAAATGATGACGTCGTCATCGTGGCGGAGGTGCACACGACCACCGACTGCGTGGCTCCGACGACCATCAACGGTGATGAGATTGTCGAGCGTGACGCCGAGGAAGGGCAGGTCAGCGCGGCGGAAACGCACATGGCGGTCTTCCCGACGCAGGATGCGGATGAAGAATGGCGCGAGCGTCGGGTGACGACGTCTGGTCTCCATCGTCTCCATGGCGAGAACATGGAGCTTGGCGTAGCTAATGCCGACCAGCCATACGTACGCGGCACCAACAAGGCCGACGCAGACGAGGCCATTTGGGATGCGTTCAACGACTTGCTGACGGCCATCAACACGGCGATTACAGCGGCCTCTGCCACCACTGCAGGCGGCGTGGTGATTGATCCCGTGTCGCTCACAGCGTTTAGCGCCGCCCTTGAGCAGTTTGGGCAGGCTCGCAACACCTACCTATCCTCGCGCATCATGGGCGACTAGCGACCCTCATGGTAGAATGGCAGCGAAATGGCCACCGTCCCCGACGATTCAAATACGTATCCCGATAAGACCGATGCCATTCCCGTAACAGACCGGGACACTCAGGCGACGGCGGAGGATTTCAACAACCTCAAGAATGATTGGGGCACGACGCTCGCCAATGAGGTGACGTCGGTTGAAAACGACGTGGGCGACCTTCAAACGGAAGTGACCGACCTGACGGACGTGGTCAACACGCAGGTTGGGCGCATCAATGACCTTGAGGCGGCTCCTGGCGCGCTCGTGTGGGAGTGGAACGGCTTGGACCTGTCGCAGTTCGATGGGTCCAACGCATATGAACAGAACGTTACGACGGCCGGCGTCTCGGTCGTCGCTCGGGACGGCTCCATCAAGGGCAATGTCATCCGCGTTGACTTGACCACTAGTTCGTTTGGCGGATTTGTAAGGCTCATTCAATCTAGTGAGATTCCATCGAGTGTGATTCCGGCAAGTGGTTTCCCTGCGCGGTTTCGGGTGGAGATCTCAATACGGCCGGTGGAAGCGCCCGATACTGCGCCGGACAGCGGGAACCGCCGTGCTGGCGCTATTCATACATGCAATGGCGGTGCCGGAGCGGACTTTCGCGCGTTGGGTATCATGGGCCCTCGTGGCGGCGGCAATGTCACGGGGTCTGCGCAGGCCACCAAAATAGACGCATCTGTAGGTCCCCCTATTTCGGTTGATGCACTAGCGGTGCCGGTAAATAGCACGAGTCTTTCCCCGGTAACGTATTCGGTCCGATCTGCGCGTGCGGCGTCGACAGACCCAGCGGTCAACGGTGTCGTGGCTCAGGCTGGCACTATCGGGTCTGCCGATTCAAGCGCTAGCACGCCGGGCGATGGGTGGGGCAACAACACATTCGGAGGCCTTTGGCAAACGGCCAACCTGAACAGAATTGGGTTTGGCGTTGTGGATATCGTGGCCCTCTCCGGCCAAATCTACATTGAAGATATCCGAGTGTTCCGAGACGCATAATGGCAAGCCTCGCGGCAACACTTGCGGCGCCCCTAGGCGGCCCGGCATCGGGACCCACAGTCACGGGCACTCGTCAGCGGTCCCTCAGCACCGTTGAGGTTTCGTTTAGCGAAGACGTGGTACAGATCGACAACACCATGTCAGGCGACGCGCTGAACCCGGCGCAGTATTCGACGAACCCCGTGAGGCGGATTCTTCGCGTGGATTCGGTCGATAGCCAAACCGTGCTCGTTGTGTTCGACGCTCCGCTTGATTCGGGCGTCTCGTATGAGTTCACGGTGACTGGCGTTATCGCTGTGGCCACAGGCCTTCCGATGTCCACGCCATTTGTTACGACGTTCGTCGCTCTTGGCGTCGCACGTGCCGCCACGCCGGGACTTCCGAACATTCCCGCTAACCTTGACCTGGCCAATCCACAGACGCCGCGCGATGGCGCCGAAGGCGAGCTTGGAACGCTTCAGGTTGATGGCACTGGCGACCTTGCCAATGACTCTGGCCGCGCTCAGTTGCGAAAGCGTATATTTCGGCGACTGTCAACGAGGCCTGGCGGCTTCTACCATCTCGACAACTACGGATTGCGCGTTCCGGCCAAGCGACTGCTCACAGCTGATGAGCAACGTCAGCTAGAGCTTGATTCGGTGTTCCAGGTGCGACAGGAGCCGGAGGTGGTCGCTGCGTCGGCTACGGTTACACGGCTGGCCATTGGAACGTACGTGTTGAACTTGCGCATTCAGGACAATATCGGCACGTTCGATATGCAGTTCGCAGAGGACCCCGATGCCTGATTTTCCGACACGCCCACAGCTTTTCGAGATCGGACGCTCGGATATCCTTGTGCGGTCCGAGGGACGCCCTCCGTCGCGTCGTGTGTCTCCCGACCAAATCGACACGCCCGGCTCTGACATCAACCTTATCCTGGCCGGCGTTACTGCGATGGCGGAAGAGGTTGTGAGGCAAGGCCAACGATGCGTGTTTGACCAGACGCTGTCCGGCGCGCGAGGGGCACAGCTTGACCGCGTAGTGCAGGAGCGCACGGGCGGCCAGATTACGCGCAAGGAAGCGGCTCCGTCGCTGGTGTCTCTCACGCTGACACGGCCCAACAACACGGGCGGCGCCGGAACCTATCCGGCAGGCAGCAGCGTACAGACTGAGGGAGGCGTTCGCTTCCGTACGCTTCAGAGCGCGACGTTTACGGCATCCGGGCTCGGGCCGGTCACAGTCAACGCAGAAGCGGAGGAGGCGGGCCTGCAGGGCAACGTTGCTGCGGGCACCATCACTCGGTTCCTCACGATCCCGTTTGACCCGTCGATCCAGGTCACCAACCCGGCAGGCGCGACCGGCGGCGATGATACCGAGAGCGATGCAAGCCTCGTTCAGCGCACCCAGGACTTTTTTGAGGGCCTTGGCGCGGGCATTGCGAGCACGGTGCGCCTTGGAGCGCTCGGCGTTCCTGGCGTAAGGCAAGCGACGGTTGAGGAGCTTGTTGACAGTAACGGCCTCACGACTGGATTCACGGTACTCTATATCGCGGACGCGAACGGGCAGGCCAACCAGCAGCTCATTGACCGCGTGCGCATCGGCATCAACGACAGCCGCGCATACGGTGCGGCGCTCGACATCATCGGAGCGACGCCGCGCTTTGTTGAGATTCAGTACCGGCCCCGGTTCACGACTGGAATCGACACGTCAGCAGCGTTCGAGACGCTCAGGCAGGCCACGGTTGCCAACGTCGCTCAGCTCTCACCCAACGCCATATTGGAGCGCTCGCTGCTCTTTGATGTTGGTCGTCAGGTGACGGGCCTCATTGTGTTGGATGATTTCGTCGTCGACCCGGCCGGCGATGTCGTGCCGGCCGCTGGCGAGGTGCTGCGGACGCGCCTTGACCTCATCACGGCGGCTGCCCCGTGAGCGGACCCGTTACCATAGATTCTCTGCTGAACGTGTGGCGCCTCTCTATGGATGAGGCGTACACGGACCCGTTTGAAGAAGAGGGCGGCGAGGTCTCGCTTGACGTCATCAATGCGTCTGCGGCCATCCTCGCTCGTGTAGGTGAGGCGCTCAACACGACCACGCAAGCGGGATTCATCAAGCCGCATACGGCGCAGACGGCGCCACCCGCAACGGGTGAGCGGCGGTCTATGGGCCAGGTGACCATTCGCCGAAATGGAGACACGGCAGGCCAAATACAGCTCATGATGGGCGACCTGCTCATGGTCCAATATCGTACGCCCGATGGCACCCTTGCTCAGGGGCCAGAGGTTGAGCTTTCGGAAGACCTGCTGATTCCCGCTGGAGTCGGCGGCGAGTTCACGGTGAACGTGCAGAGCGTTCGCCCCGGATTCGACGCGAACGTACCGGAGGGGCGCCTAATCGACTTCGCGCCCTATGGAACCGCTGTCATTCCCAACGCCACCGCGAGCGGCAATACCATCACGGACTCCGGCGTAGCCGATCGCTTCACAGTGGCGATGCTCGGCCGGTTCGTTCGCTTCACCACTGGGCCGAATGCAGGCACGCCAGCGCGACGCATCATTGGGGCTGCGACGACGGGTCAAGTCGAGGTCGACGGGGCACCTGTGGCGGCGGGGTCCGGCAACGCGGAAATCGTGGAGCTTTCCACCCTGGGCCTTGTGTTGGAGACGGCAACGGAGCTTACGGGCGGCTCTGCGCCATGGCTGGATCTCCTTGCAGCGGAACGAGGCACGACGCGAGCAGAGCGCGAAAGCGACCAAGAGCTATGTGACCGCATATTTCCGCTGGCAGACGTCGTCACGGAGGGCGCGATTCGCCGTGCCGTGGGCCGCGTGCTCAACCCTCTCGGCATCAGCTTTGAACTCAAGGAAGTGCGCACCGACTTCGGAGGCTTTACGTTCGACGGCGGAGGCGATGACCCTGACTTCTTCTTCGACAATGGAGAGATGCTGTCAGGCTGCCGTCTCAATCGGTACTTCAAGGTATGCCTGACCGGCCAGGGATTGGACCTTGGCGAGACGGGGCTATGGTTTGACGGGACGGCCCCGTCCGGCCTGGACCCGAACAACCCCATTGGGTTCTACGATAATGGCGCGTTTGATGGCGAGCCATGGCAAACTAACGACGCGCTCGCTGCTCTGCGAGTGGACCTAGACCGCATCAAGGCGCTCGGCGTCTGCTACGATTTCGTGCGAGGATAAGAGCATGGGCGACCGCTTCATCTACAACACCAACGAGCGCGCAAGCTCCGAAGACTTCGTCAACGAGCAAGACCTTATTGCAGGCGTGCATATCTCGGCATATGCAGACCGCGATGACGTCGTTCAAACCCCGCTCCAGTTTGGCGGCACTCAGAACGTGCGCCGTTCGATGGTGGTCACGCAGGGTCTTGAGATTGGCAAGGGCGGCGGAAATGTTATCGTCATCCAGCCGGGCACGCTCATCCAGCGTTCGGCGACGATCCCAGCAGCTCAGCGCACCTACGAGAACATCCGACGTATCGGCACGACTCGCTCAGCGGTCAACATCGCACTTCCTGCCGATAGCTGGGCCATCGTTGAGGCGCAGGTGGAAGATGTCACCGCGCTGACCACCCCGCGAGACGTGCTCACGGGAGGCGTGAGCGTGCCCACGAACGTTCCCAAGATCGTTCGACGTCAGCTTCAGTTCCGCGTGCGAGCGGGAACGGCCACCAACTTCCCGGCCCCGGAAACGGACTTTAGCTGGGTGCCTCTCTGGGCTATCCAGGTGAGCGGCGCGGACTTTGAGGTGACGGAGGCGATCGACCTTCGCCCCATGCCTCACCAGTTTGACCGGCGCGCCAGCTCTCCGAGCGGCCCCAGGGACCGTGGGCCGTTCCGCCTTGAAGGCATTGGAGACGCCATCGTCACCGGCCCGACGATGCGCGCTCAGTTCGGAGCCAAGGATAACTTTGTGGAGATGAGCTTTGAGGGCACCTTCGACCCCTCGGACGCCATCTACCTTGATCCGGGCACGACGCTGACGAACGGCGAATGGTACTACCTCTACCTGGTCTCCATCGACGTTGAGCAGAACGGCATCCAGGGCGACCGAATCGCGCCGCGGAATCCCTATCGGCACTCCAGCATCAATGAGCCGTTCGCCGTGCAGGGCCTTCTCGTGGCAAGCGGCGTTGCGCCCACCGGCCTTGACGGCGCAGGGCAGCCCAGCGCGCTCCCCGCACCGTTCAACAACTGCCAGGCATCCGTGGGCGTTCACGTTGGCTGCGTGCGTCGCGCGGCTGGCGGATGGACGCTACAGAACGTGTCTTCCGCGGGGGAAGCCTACTATACGCCGACGCTCTCCGATTTCGTCATGGAGACGGTCACAAGCGGGAGCCCGGCCAATGGCGCGACGCTGAGCCTTGATACGAGTAATCGCGCGCCCCGTGGCGTCGAAGCGCTCATCGTGGCCGAAGTTGACGTCATCGACGCCGGCCAGACGGGCACGAAGGAGTTTACTCTTCGGCATCCGAGCAACGGAAACAACGCCTCTCGCCCGATGAACGTTGGCTTTGGCGCCACGATGATGAGCGCGCCGAGCGCCCTTGCATCGCGTGACCAGAGGACGTTTGACCGATACTTCGAGACGGGTGGCGTGCTAGCGGATCCGGCCCCTGGCAACTTCGGTTCGGCTCAGGTTCAGATCCGCGTCGCCGGTTACAGGTTCTGACACGCGCATTACCGTATTCCTGCTAGTATGCAGCCATGGGCGGCATTGAAGAGCAAATGTTTGAGGGCCAGACACTTCCCGTCTGGCTCCTTATCTGCATTGCGCTCATCAAGTGGCTCGTTCAGGCGCTTGCCGAGAAGAGCAGCGCAGAGACGCCGCAGTCGCCAAATGCGAATGACATCGTCGCCGAGCTAGACCGACGCGCGGTCATCGCGCAGGTTCGCGAAGAGCTTGCGGCCCTTGGCATGGCTGTCGAGACGGTTCGCGCAATGCTGGACTCGCGAGAAATCCGAGTGCAGAAGGCTCTGGAGGAAATTTCCGCAGCCATTGCAAAGCTGCGCGCCAAGAGCGACGAATCACACCGCGATGCCATCGCGGTCCTAGAGGATATCCGGACGCGCGTCGCAAATCGCGCGAGCCAGGGAGAGGAGAACGACCGATGGACGCAATAATCGCATGGGCACGTGATAACTGGGAAATCCTCGCCGAGGCCGGCGTTGGCCTGTGGGTGGCAGCCTCTGCCATCGTCGCGCTGACGCCGACCAAGGAGGATGACAAGGTTCTGCGCAAGATCGCACAGTATCTCTCGCCCATCGTCGGCGGACGGTTCAGCCTACCGGGCACGCGGCCCGACCCTAGCGACGACTGATTGGGCAGCGGGCGCGTTTTTCTCTTGTGCGTCCGCTGCTCATGTGCACAATAAGGGTCCGTGGCGCTGAGACCCGGAAGGAGAAGAAGATGGACACGAAGAAGATTCTCGGAGAGATGCACGCCTGCGACGAGGCGATGGAGTGGTTCGCCAAGCAGGATGGCAGCGACTACGCGAAGTGGCGCCGTTGCGAGCGAGGCGACTGGCTGATTTGGCTGGCGAGCGAGCTGAGGCTGGACGTGCCGTGGCACCTCATCGGCGCGGACATCGCAGAGACGGTGCTGCCGATTTGGGAGAAGAGCGCTCATCTGGTCGACGAGGAGCACCGTGACGCGCCGAGGAAGGCGATTGAGGCGGCGCGGGCGGGGGATGCTAAGGCCGCCGCCGACACCGCCTCAATCGCCGCCGCCGACACCGCCTACGCCGCCGCCTACGACGCCGCACGCGCCGCCGCCTACGCCGCCGCCTACGCCGCCTACGCCGCCGCACGCGCCGCCGCACGCGCCGCCGCCTACGCCGCCGCCTACGCCGCCTACGCCGCCGCACGCGCCGCCGCACGCGCCGCCGACACCGACGCCGCCCGCGGGGGCGGCGCCCCCGACGCCGCCCAGCGAAAGATCCAAGCCAAGATCGTGAGGCGATACGTCCAGTGGTCGGTGGTGAGGGACGCGCTCAAGGTGAGGCTGGAGGCGTGACCGAAGCCATTGCCATCGACGGCATGACCAACGCCGAGTATCACGCGCGCCCGGAGCTTTCAGCGTCCGGCCTGACGTGTGCGATCAATCAATCGCTGCTCCACTACTGGTCTCAGTACGAGTCGCCGGAAGACCAGCGCCAGGAACGAACGGAGACGCCGGCCATGGCGTTCGGTACGGCGTTCCACACGGCCATCCTTGAGCCCAAGCGATGGCGTGAGACGTATATCGCAGACCCGGGGCCCGGGAGCCGAAAGAAGGCGGACATTGCGGCCCATGCGGAATGGGTGGCTTCGCTTCCCGAGGGCGCCGTCCGCATCAAGCCCGAGACGAGATCTCAGATTGACGCGATGCGCGGGGCCGTGATGGCGTCGCCATTCGTGGAGGACATGCTCGCGGCAGCGGAGGCCATCGAGCAGTCTCTCTTCTGGGAAGAGGACGGCATCGCGTGCCGAGCGCGCCCCGACCTGCGCACGCGAAACGTGCTCATCGACTTCAAGACGAGCGCAGATGCGAGCCCTTACGGGTTCCGGCGTAGCGCGGCCAAGCTGCGGTATGACGTGCAGATGGCGCACTACGCGTCCGGCGTGGAGGCTATCACCGAGCGCCCCGTCCAAAAGTGCGTCTGGGTCGTGGCCGAGAAGAAGCCGCCTTTCGCGGTGGGAATCTACACCATTGACGCGGACTGGCTGGATTCGGCCTTGACGCGCCGAGAGGCCATGATGCAGGATATCGCAAAGGCTCGGCGGACGGGTCAGTGGGCTGGCTACGGCTGCCGCACGCTGTCCGACCCGGGCTGGTAGGAGGAGAAGATGGAAGAGGCAGAGATTGTATCGGTGACGACGCCGAGCATGCGTCTAGCGAAGGCTGAGCAGCAGGAGCGGGAGCGTATCGACCTCATCAAGCGCACCATCTGCAAGGGCGCTACGGATGATGAGCTAGCGTTCTTCATGGAGACGTGCCGACGACTAGGGCTTGATCCGCTGGCGCGCCAAATCTTCGCGGTAGGCCGCTGGGACAGCCGGGCCAAGCGCGAGGTCATGAGCGTTCAGGTCAGCATTGACGGCTTCCGGCTCGTGGCTCAGCGCAGTGGCGAGTACTGCGGCCAACATGGCCCGCATTGGTGCGGCGAGGATGGCAAGTGGGTGGACGTGTGGCTTAGCAACAAGCCGCCCGTTGCCGCTCGCGTGGGCGTGTACCGGAAGGGATTCACGGAGGCTCTGTTCGCCGTGGCCAAGTTCTCATCATATGCGCAGAGGAAGAGGGGCGGGGACCTCATGGGCCTTTGGGCCAAGATGCCTGATCTCATGATCGCGAAGTGCGCCGAAACCCTCGCCCTCCGGCGTGCGTTCCCCGCCGAGCTTTCCGGCCTCTACACGGTCGATGAGATGGCTCAGGCGGACCGTAACGCTCCCCCTCCCGTGGAGACGCGACAGCAGGAGTCGACGCCCCAGGCGCAGCCCGTCACCAACGAGCACAAGCTATCCGCCGAACGCCTTGAGGCCGAGTTGAGCGTTATGCTGGACGCCGCCAATGATGAAAATCTGAGCGAAAAGCAAATGCGCGATTGGGTCTTGAAGAATAACGCCGACTTTGGCAGTCTGCCTCGTCAGCTCAAGGGCCCGTGCTGGGCGCTGTTGGCTGAGGTGTGCGCCACGATTGGCATTGAGAACCCGGCGGCCTGGTGTCGTCGCGTAGCAGAGGAGAATGACGATGCGTGATCCGGTAGCCGACAGGGTCTCCGCGAGGATTGGCCTGCGAATGACGGTCGTGAGCCGCTTGCACCCCGAGTACAACTCGCTACATGAGGCATACGGCATCTTGGCCGAAGAGGTGGCCGAGTTCTTCGATGAGGTACGCCAGCCGGAAGGCGCAGAGCGTGACGAGCGCGCCCTTGAGGAGCTGATTGACATTGCCGTGGTGGCGATCCGCGCGGCGCATACCATTCAGAGGAAGTTGGACGAAAATGGCTGAGGGACTGAACAAGGTCATCCTGTTGGGCAACCTGGGCGCCGAGCCCGAACTGCGTACGTTCGATTCGGGCACATCCAAGCTGACCATGCGGCTGTGCACGTCGCGAAAGCACAAGAACCGAGACGGCGAGTTCGTTGAAAAGTCGAACTGGCATAACGTGGTCATCTGGGGCAAGCGCGCCGAGGGCCTCAACAAGCTCGGTCTCGCCAAGGGGGACCGCATCCTCGTTGAGGGGTCGGTTGAGTACGGCTCGTACGACAAGGATGGCGTCACGGTCTACACGACCGACATCAACGCCTACAACGTCGTCTTGAACGGCCGTGGCTCGGGCGGCGGAGGCGGAGGCCAGAAGGCGCCCACCGGCAACGGCGGCGGAAGTTCCAGCGAGTGGGATGACGTGCCCTTTGCTCCCATGGAGCCCATCGGGTGAACAACCTCAAGCTAGCGGCCAAGCTGGTCAGCGGGCCGGCGTCTGTGTTCGAGGCTCGGCGCACCGGACCCAAAAGCGCGGAGCATGACTGGTCCGACGAGAGGGGCACGAGGTGCCTGCGGTGCGGCATGCACGAGGACTGGCCGGGCGCGTCGGGCAACTGCCTGGCAAAAGCCATGAGCCTGCCGAGGACGTGACATGTCGGAGCCGTGGGCAGAAACGCTCGCGCTCACGCTGACGAGGATTGGCGCCGCGGCCCTGAGCGGGGAACTTACCCCCGAGCAGGCCGCGAGCCGCCTCACAGCGGGGGCTGAATGGCTCAAAGCGGGCGGTGCCCAGAAGGAGGAGGAGAAGGCGAAGGAGAAGCCCAAGCGCAAGCGGATTCAGGCGTCCATGGACGATGTCCGCGAGGTGTTCGAGCACTGGCGGGAGCGCACGGGCAAAAGCAGGGCGCGGCTCAACGAGCAAAAGGTCGGATTCATACGGCCGAGGCTCAGGAGCTACAGCGTAGAGCAGCTCAAGCGGGCTATTGATATCGGACTGTCCGATGCGGGCTACCAAGAGGGCGGCTACGACGGGATTGACAATCTGCTTAGGAACGACGAACGTGTGGAAAAGTGGCTCTTGCGGGAGCCAGAGGACATGGCGCCCCGAGCGCCTGAAGATGAGAAGACGAGACAGCTCAGCCTCCTTGCGGCTGAGGCGCTAGAAAGAGGGGATGCAGGTGAATACGACAGAATCCAAGACGAAATCGCCAAGCGACGCCGATAAGGTAGATCGCGTCATCGGGGGCATGATGCGGGCCACCTATCGAGCCAAGCTCGCGATGGACCCGCGCAACAAGAAGAAGGCGCTAGATGACCTGCTTATCCACCAACTTGCGGTGTTCGATGAGTTTTCGTGGCCGACCATGGCCGCGCGACGTCGACCCAAGATGCCTGGGATGCCCGGTGAGTTCCGTGGCCGTGACGACGAAGAGCTGATGGACCATCTGGAGAAGCTCCGCACCTCAACGTCTGACTATGACGGGGATGAGCTTCGCCGGTTCAATGATTGGCGCATGTGGATCCTACGCCTAGAGGACAAGGCGCTTATGAACTGTTTCACGCTCATGAATGACACGGTGCTCCTCCGCACGGTGGGAGATTCGCGGTTCGAGCGGGTGTCTGAGTTTCTGGCCGAACAGTACGCGGTGCCCGGCGACAAGGTTCCTGCGAACCGCGAAAAGCGTTACGCGCTCGCCGGGTTCATGGCTGAGTTCTTCTCTTCGGAGGTGGGCCTTGTCGGCGACCTCCGCCGGGGTCGACGCTCCCCGCAAAAGGCCAAGGGCCTTGAGCGAGCAGCCGACGTGCTCATGCACTCCAAGGTGTTCTCATGATGAAACTCAGGCCGTTCGGCTGGCAGCCGACCATCGTGGAGTGGCAGAAGCGCGACGCGGCTGGCATTCGCGAGATGACCATTGACCGCCCCGTCGTCGTGTGCGACCCGGGCGCCAAGGGCGCGGCTGGACTCTTCCGACCTGGCGAACTTACGGCCGATGAGTGGATCGCGTTCGACGACTATCGAGGCATCGCGGCCATGCAGAAGATTTGCCGCAAGGCACCAACGCTGCTCATTGAAAACCAGTTCATCGGAAGCGGTCGGAGCGGACAAAACGGCGCCAGCCTCTACAAGCGCGCGGGATGGGCGGAAGGCATCGCCATGATGGCCCGGTGCCCGAATGAACTCACTATCGTCCGCGTGCCTCCTGCGACCTGGCAATACGCGCTAGGACGGAAGCGCGGCGAGGACACCAAGGCGTGGTCCATGGAGCGCGCCGAACCGCATCTGCTCCCCATGGTGCGCCGCTCCAACAAGGTCATTCGCGAGGCGTGCAGCGATGTGACCAATATGGCCGAATGGTTCTGGACGATCGTGAATGTTCCGGGTACTGTAGGGGCGAAGGAGTTGGATGATGTTTGTAGCGCGAAGCGATAAGCAGCGGCGAGACCCAATACGCTGGTCATGCATCCTCGCCGAGGGCGGAACGATCATATCGGAGGATGGATCTAAGTGGGCTCTACGCGACGGTGTTCTTGCCCTGATTGCGGGCGACGGCATCACCGACATACAAGAACTCCGTGACATTACGCGCGCCTGTGAAGAAGCGCGAGGCATTCTCTGTGAACGCGCTTGACGAGTTGGACGCGCAGGCCTGGCAGATTCTCTGTCACGCCACCGTGCGTGCCGTGGCTCGTACGGCGGACCTTCCGCCGACCGACCTGATGACGCAAGAGCAGCGCATGGGCATCGTTCACCCAATGGCGGGGGCGCTCTCGGCAGACGCGGCAGCCTTTCGCACGCTTCTACGCCAAGCCTACGAAGCTGGCTGCACGGCCGTATTCGACCAACTCCATCAAAGCCCGGCCATCGATGGCGAAATGCTCGCCCAGGCCATGGAACACGTAAACGACGACCTGGGCGAATGCCCGATTTTCGAGGTGCCTACGGGCATCGCCTATTTGTGAGGGAGAAGATGAGCACCACTGTAATCCGACGACGCGAACGAGACCCGGCAGCGTCAGAGCGTACGCGACTGAGCAAGTTGATTTCTGTTGGGGACCGAAAGCTCCAGCATACGCAAGAGAAGATCGACGAAATCCAGAGCAACGGACGGCAGACCGGGGCGCTCAGTTACTACATCGCCGAGCATGGCTACTTCGAGCAAACGCTTGATATGCTCCATGAGAAGATGGCGCAGCATGTCGCAGGGGTGACCCCGGAAGAGGCGCTGTCCGCGCTATACGCTGAGCTGAAGTCGCTTGATATGCCGTACGACAGCGACGACCATGACGGCCTGTCAGAGGCCATGGAGCGCGCACGTCGCGTGTTGGGGGCGGAAGCGTGACCCAGCCCAAGAGCGGAAGCCCAGGTCGCAGTGTCCGGCGCAAGACTAAGGCGAAGCATGATGAGCGCGCCAAGGCCCTGAAGAAGTACAACGGAGTGCCCGTTGAGT